TTAATGATACGGCGACCACCGAGATCTACACAGAGTAGATCGTCGGCAGCGTCAGATGTGTATAAGAGACAGACGACAGCGTGTTTGACCTGCAGTCCTATATCTCCCGCGAGTTTGCCCGCAGGATTGGGGCAAAGGAAGAGGAGGCGTTCTTCACGGGGGACGGCACCGGCAAGCCGTTAGGGGTGCTTGCGGCCACGGGCGGCGCAGAAACAGGCGTGACCGCTGCGTCTTCCACGGCAGTGACGGCGGATGAGCTGATGGATTTATATTATTCGCTGAAATCCCCGTACCGCAAGAAATCCGTGTGGGTGCTGAACGATTCCACCATCAAGGCCATCCGCAAGCTGAAGGACAGCAACGGGCAGTATCTGTGGCAGCCGTCCCTTACGGCGGGTACCCCGGACACCATCCTCGGCCGCCCGGTAAAGACTTCCGCTTATATGCCGGCCATTGCCGCAGGAGCAAAGACCATCGCTTTCGGCGACTTCTCCTATTATTGGATTGCCGACCGGCAGGGGCGCAGCTTCAAACGCCTGAACGAGCTGTTCGCGGCAAGCGGGCAGGTGGGCTTCCTTGCCTCGCAGCGTGTGGACGGAAAGCTGATCCTTGCGGAAGCAGTGAAGGTACTGGTGCAGAAAGCCGCATCCGGGACTTAAAAAGGGAGGCGGTGCAGGCATGGTGGTAACGCTGGAAGAGATGAAGAACTACCTCCGTGTGGATTATGACGAGGACGATGCCCTGATTGAAAGCATGGTCAGGGCATCAGAAAAAATCTGCATGGATGTGGCGAGGATGGATGACGCACAGAAATTTTCCACTGTGGAAAATGCAAAGATTGCCATACTGTATGCCACGGCTTACCTCTATGAACACCGGGAGGAAGCCGACCACCACGCCATGATGCTGACGCTCCGGGCATTGCTTTCCGGCAGCCGGAAGGAGGCGTTCTGATGGAGGTTTCGCTTTTGAATGTCCGGATCACCTTTCAGAAGAATGCCGTGGCTGTGGATGATATTGGCAACCATAAAAACACATGGATAGATTATTATTCCTGCCATGCCACGGCAGGCGGCGAGGCGGGGAAGCAGACCAGTGAGACAGACGTGGCCGGGACCATGGCGGATGAATCGGATGTTTCTTTCACGGTAAGGTACTGTAAAAAGGCATCCGTGATTGATTCCACAAGATACAGGGTGGTATTTGGCGGGGAGCTGTACGATATCCTCGCCATCGACCACATGAATTATAAAAAGAAATGTTTGAAATTCAAATGCAGGAAAGCGAGGCGGTGACGATGGCGAACGGCGTATCAATCGACCGGATGGCAGAGGAGATCATGAAGGGGCTGACAGAATATGCAGACCTTGCCACGGAGGATGTGAAAAAGGCAGTGAAGAAGGCCGGGACTGCGGTGCGTAAGGACATTGAAGCCAACGCGCCGAAGGACACCGGGAAATATGCAAAGTCATGGGCGGTGAAGACCACGAAGGAAACGTCCAATTCACTGGAAGTGACGGTGCATTCCAGGAACCGCTACCAACTGACGCACCTTCTGGAACACGGCCACGCAAAGCGGGGCGGCGGGCGCGTCCCGGCAAAGCCGCATATCGCGGCGGCGGAGCAGGCCGGCATAGAACAGCTTGAAAAAGAGATACAGAAAGCATTGGAGGGATAGGCTTTGAAAACATTAATTGCCATTTTGAACGAAGCCGGCATCCCCTTCGCCTATGACCATTTTGCGGAGGGCGAGTCGCCGGAGCCGCCGTTTGTCTGCTACCTCCTGCCGCAGAGCGACAATTTCGCCGCTGACGGCATGGTGTACTTCAAGGCAAGCGGCGTGAAGATAGAATTATACACCGACACCAAGGACCCGTCGGTGGAGAAGAAACTGGAGGACGCGCTGGATAAGCGGCGCATCTTCTACAACAAGTCGGAGGTCTGGATTGCCAGCGAGAAGCTGTACGAGGTCCTCTACCAGTTTGACATGGAGGTGGTTTACGATGCCGAAGAAGAATAAAGTGAAATTCAACATCTGCAACGTGCATTACGCGCTGCTGGCGCTGGGGACGGACGGGGCGGTGTCTTTCGGCACGCCTGTTGCGATGCCCGGCGCCGTTTCCCTTTCCCTTGACCCCAACGGCGAGCCGAGCAATTTCTACGCAGATGGCTATGCTTATTACACGGTCAGCAACAACATGGGCTACGAGGGCGACCTGGAACTTGCCATGGTGCCGGAGAGCTTCCGCACGGATGTGCTGAAGGAGTCGCTGGATGAAAACAAGGTGCTTTTAGAGAACGCCAACGCAGAGACGGAGAACTTCGCCCTGCTGTTCGAGTTTGACGGCGACGTGCGGAAAATCCGCCATGTGCTGTACAACTGCTCGGCGGCGCGCCCGACCATTGAATCCCAGACCAATGAGGATGAGATCGAGGTGCAGACCGAGACGCTGTCCATTACGGCGGCGCCGCTGGCGAGCGGCTATGTGAAGGCGAAGACCGGGGACAGCACCACGGACGAGGTCTACCAGAACTGGTACAAGAGCGTGTACCTGCCGGACACGGCAGCGGGCGGCGGCGCGGATACAGAATCCGGTGGCACTGTTGATACAGAAGGGGAGGGATAACCTATGAGCATGAAACAGAATATCGAGATTGACGGGAAGCAGGTGCCTTTCAAGGCGTCTGCCGCCATCCCGCGCATTTACCGGATGAAGTTCCACCGGGACATTTATAAGGATTTAAGGAGCCTTGAGAAATCCATTGGTGACGGGGACGAGGAGAGTTCCAACCTGGACTTGTTTTCTCTGGAGATGTTCGAGAATATCGCCTATGTGATGGCGAAACACGCAGACCCCTCTATCCCCGATTCGCCGGAGGAATGGCTGGATGAATTCAACACCTTCTCCATCTACCAGGTTCTTCCGAAGCTGATACAGCTATGGGGGCTGAATGTGCAGACGGATGTCCAGTCTAAAAAAAACTTCGCCCGACTGACCGGGAAATGACAACGCCGCTGTTCCTGCTCCGGTGCGTACAGCTTGGGCTTTCGATCCGTGACCTTGACCTGCTTACCATCGGGATGGTCAACGATATGTTCAAAGCTGCCGCCTGCATGGAGCAGCTCGGTGTGGATGTTTACGATTCCGAAGGGAATATGCGCTCCTTAAACGACATCCTCGGCGACCTGAACACGAGCATGGACGGCATGACTGCCGCAGAAAAAAGCAACATCATCGGGCAGATTTTCAACAAGACCGACCTGTCCTCCGTGAACGCCCTGCTTGCCAACACGGGAACAACATGGGACGATTTGCAGCAGTCCATCATCGACAGCGGCGGCGCGGCGCAGCAGATGGCCGACACACAGCTTGACAACTTGCAGGGGCAGATCACCATTTTAAAGTCAGCCTTGGAGGGGCTGGCTATTTCTTTTGGGGAGCTTCTGATGCCCGCCATCAAAATGATTGTGGGGTGGGTGCAGCAATTCGTAGACTGGTTGAACGGCATGGACGAGGGGACGAAAAAGGTGGTGGTCACCATTGCGCTCCTTGCGGCGGCTTTGGGACCGGTGCTGATTGTCATTGGGAAAGTGGTGTCTGCGGTCGGCACAATTATGACGATTGTCCCGAAAGTGGCGGGAGTGATAAACACAGTCAAGACCGCATTTGCCGCTTTAAACACCACCATGCTTGCCAATCCTATCGTTCTCATCATAGCAGCGATTACGGCTTTAGTGGCGGCATTTATCTATCTGTGGAACACGAATGAGGATTTCCGGCAGTTCTGGATCAACCTCTGGGAGAATGTGAAAGAAGTCGCCATTGCCGTATGGGAGGCAATCAAAAACTTTTTCACAGCGGCATGGGAGACCATATCCTCCACGGCAAAGGCTGTGTGGAACGGGATAAAAAATTTCTTTTCCGGGCTGTGGGAAGGGATAAAAACGATATTTACCACGGTGGTGGAGGCAATCAAGGCTGTCGTAACCACCTATTTCAATATTTACAAGACCATCATAACCACGGTCTTAAATGCCATAAAGACGGTATTTACGACCGTTTGGAACGGGATAAAGACCGTGGTCACGACAGTGGTGACGGCAATCCAGACCTTTATCACCACGGCATGGAATGCCATCAAAAATACAGTCACTACAGTCCTGAATGCCATAAAGACTGTAATTACCACGGTTTGGAACGGAATCGAAACCGCTGTCACGACTGTGGTAAATGCCATAAAGAATGTGATTTCTACCGTTTGGAACGGGATAAAGAACACGATCAGCACTGTGGTCAATGGGATAAAAAATACAGTTTCAACAGTGTTCAATAATATCAAGTCCTCCATCAGCGGCACGATGGGCAATATCGTATCTGTGATAAAGAACGGCTTTAACAATGCCATCAGCTTCATTACGAGCCTGCCGTCCAAAGCCCTGCAGTGGGGCAAGGACATCATCATGGGCATCGTGAACGGCATCAAAAGCTGTATCTCTGCCGTGGGAGATGCCGTGAGCAGCGTGGCGAACAAGATCAAGTCCTTCCTGCACTTCTCTGTGCCGGACGAAGGACCGCTGACCGATTACGAGAGCTGGATGCCGGACTTCATGAAGGGGCTGGCAAAGGGCATCGAGGACAGCAAGAGCATGGTGGCAAAGGCAATGGACGGCGTGGCGGCGGATATGGTACTGAATCCTTCCACAGCTGTGCAGGAGATTTCCGTATCCGGGGACAGTGCGGGAGGCTCCGCACAGGGCGGCTCCATCAACGGCCCGCTGATCGAGGTGAAGGAAATGAACGTGAGGAGCGAGGAGGACATCCGCAAAATCTCACAGCAGCTTTACCGGCAGCTCCAGCAGGGGCGGCGGGCAAACGGTTATTCGTAGGAAAGGGGGCAGGCAGATGGGATTTTCCTTTGACGGCGTCACATCAAAGAGCATGGGTATCGCAAGCCGGATGACTACGGAGAACCGGGTGCCGGAACTGAAAAACCGCACCATTTCCATGGCGGGCAGGGACGGCCTCATTGACCTTGGCGCGTCCCTCTCGGAACGGGTGATAGAAATATCCTGCTTCATCCCTCCCAAAAGGACGATGGCGGGGCTTCTGGAATGTAAGGATGAGATCGTAAGCTGGTTAAGCCAAGACAAAGGCGTGTGTGCGCTTATGCTTGACACGGAACCGGGGCGGGTGTATTACGCAAGGCTCCAGGAGGGCGTAACCTTTGAGCGTGTGGTGCGGCTTGCGGCGACCTTCGACCTCGCTTTTTTCTGCCCTGACCCCTTCGGCTACGCTGCGGAGGATGAGGTCTTTACCATCACGGAAGCAGGGAGCCACACGGTGAGGCGGAGGCTTGGAAACTTATACTCCAACCCCGTGTACCGGCTGAAAGGCATCCTGGCATCCGGGGCAGGAAGATACATTAGTATTTCTACAAACGGTGCGGAGCTGAAAATAGCAAACGCCACGCTTTCGGAAGGGGAAACGCTGGTGGTGGATACAGCGAAAATGACGGCATGGGTGGAGGACTCGGAGGGGAACACGCTCCGCAATGCCCTGCCGTATATTGGCGAGCTGAACTTCCCCACGCTTGAGGCAGGGCTGAACACGGTGGAGGTGGCGGCAGAGGGCGCTGCGTTCACGGAACTTGAAATACAGGCAAAAAGCCGCTGGAGGTGATTTTTTATGGGATTGCAGGCAGTCTTAAATACACAGACGGATTTCACGGGGGAGTTCCCTGTCGAATACGCAAAGGACGGATTATGGCGTTTCAATGAGAATGCCCCGGATGCGGACACCATGCTAACCGATTCGTCTGGAAAAGGCAGGAAGATGTTTGTTTCCGGCTGGTCGGGAACGAGCGCCGGCTTCCGGGGCGGGCAGAAGGGGCGGCATTTCCGCATGAACATCACAAACCCTGCCTCGGAAAAAACCTATCTGAAGGTGACGAATGACGGCTCCATCTTCCAGAACCTTGGGGAGCGGATCATTGTGGGCGGCTGGATGAACCCCACCACCTATTCCGTGGGCAACACTTACACACCGATTTTTAACACGAGGCAGGGGCCGGGGCAGTCGATTTTCTATTTGTCGTTGATCCGTAGCAGGCCGAGGATCATGCTTTACAATTCCTCCGGCTCCCTGATACTGGATGAGTCGGTGACGCCGCCGTTTTCTTTTGTGAACAACGGGTGGTACTTTATTGCCTGCGTGATAGAGCCAGACAATAAAAAGGCACAGTATGTCATAGGAGACCGGGAAAGCGGGGCGGTGTGGGTTTCGGCGGCGCTCTCCTTTACCGGGGAGCTGAACCGCTCCTGCACGGCAGATCTCATCATGGGGATGCACGCCGGCTCCTACTGGTTTGCTGGCGGCTTTGACGACTGGTTTTTAGACTGTGATTCGCAGCTTACGGCAGAGGATTTGGCGGATTATTTCCGTGCCACGGTCTTTGCCAACGGCGGCGATACTGCGGGGGAAGTGGATGCCCTCTCTGTCACAGATGGCGTGACGCTGCGGAAGGGAAGTGATGGTGCGTACCCGGAAAGCGGCGTGCTTTATACCCGTGCCGTGGAATACGGGCTGTCCGGCGCTGGAAAAATATCTGTTTCAAGCGAGTGCGTGCCCGGAGTGACGGACATTCCCCTTGTGGAGACCTCCACGAGCAATGACCTCATTAGCTGGAGCGATTGGGCGGCGGTGGGCGCGGATGGGAAGATGCCGTCCCCTGCCCGTGCCTACATCCGTTTCCGGGTGACTCTCACGACAAATGACACGGCAAGGACGCCGAAGCTGACGGATATCCAGATTTATGACATACCGAAATCCCCCTATGAGAAGATCGGCTATGCCCGCCCTGTGGTGCTTGATTCAAACGGCGCATGGGAGGCGGTGCTGGAAAACGCCTACGGCATCATCGTGACGGGCGAGGTCAACGGCGAGGATACGCTTTCCTTCTCCATCCCCTTTGCCGACGCCAAGCGGAAGTATATCGACAACGAGAAGAAAATCCAGATCGTGGATGATATATACATCATCCGAACGGTCACGGACAGCAAGGATGCCTCCGGCAACGCCGTGACGGAGGTGTACGCCGAGGCGGAGTTTTACAACCTTGCCTATTCCGTCCGGAAGGAGGAGAAAGCCTTTGACGCGGAGACGGCGGATGCAGCCATGGCCTACGCC